ATTACAAAGATAAATATAAGTGGTGGTGTAATGGGTGTTGGTGGTTTAAAAACTGATGGTGGTTGGAAAGATATGTTAAGTAGAATTGGTGACGCACATCCAGGAAGTAAAGTACACGACTTATATGGTAACAAGAGTACCAAAGATATTAAAACAAGACAAGTAGTTAAGAAACACCAGAAACGACAAGCTGCTCAACGAAAACAAAGAGGATAAAATGGCAAAAGATATACCAGATTATATGAGAGGATTTGACCTACAAGATGATTGGGGTATGACGCCAGTTTCATCTACACCGGAGGATAAACCTAGTGTTGACCCTAAAGTAGTTGAAGATAGTAAATTAGAAATTTCGAAAGTTAAAGCAGATGTAGGCGATATTAAGTCTATGATGAATGAGATTATGCAAATTGTGGCCGATAAAGAAACGGTAACAAAAACGGTGACAGACGAAGATACAAAGAAAAGGTTTACTGATTTAGAAAAAATTATATTACCTTTCTTGTATAACTTACAAAAATCAGACGAGCCTTACATTCATTGGCCAAACAGAGGTCCAATTATCAAGGCACAAATAGAAAAAATACTCAAATTAACGAGAGGATAAAATGCAAGCTAATTACGATAAATGCCTAGAAACTATTTTACACCACGAAGGTGGTTATGTAAATCATCCTAAGGATCCAGGCGGAGAAACAAATCTTGGTGTTACTAAAAGAGTTTATTTAGAACACGGTGGTACAAAAGATATGAAAGATTTAACTGTTGAAGATGTGGCACCAATTTATAAAAAAGGTTATTGGGATAAAATGAAAGGTGACGATTTACCTGGAGGTTTAGACCTATGCGTTTTTGATTTTGGTGTAAATGCAGGACCAGGTAGAGCTGCCAAGTATTTACAAACAATGATTGGTACAGTTGCAGATGGTGGTATTGGACCAAATACATTAAAAGCAGTTGCAGAATATGTTGAAAAACATGGTATTGAAAAAAGTATCGAAAATTACCAAGAAGCAAGACAATCGTATTATGAAAAATTAAATACATTTGGTACATTTGGTAGAGGTTGGACTAGACGAGTTGATGAAACAACCGAACTAGCGAAGAAACTAACTAGCTGAGAGCTAGATAAACCTTTTAAGGCCGAAAGAGATTATCTTAACGGCCTTTATGCAAAAAAAGGCATTTAAGACTTGCCATTCAGTTGTGAATGGTATATAATAGTGAGAACGATTAAATAGGAGAATATAATGGCGTTTGAATTTGTAAAACTGGATGAATCAAAACTTCCAAAAACTAAAGGTAAGCGTATTGACGGATTTAGGTTTTATGACATTGAGGGTCATAATTATCCTTCGGTCACTACAGTATTAGGTTATAACACCGGTGACGGTATCAAAAAATGGCGTGAGTCAATTGGTGAAGATGTTGCTAATTATGAAATGCGTAGAGCGGCAGCTCGTGGTAAAGCCACACACAATCTGATTGAACAATATATTAAATCAGAAACACCAAGTGAAAGAGCAGTATTGCCTTTAGGTCTATTCAGACTTATTAAACCATATGTTGATAAAATTACCAATGTACATTTGCTAGAAGCAATTATGTATAGTAAACAATTAACACTTGCTGGTCAGGTCGATTGTGTTGCAGAATATGAAGGCAAACTTTCTGTAATTGACTTTAAGACTTCTAATAAATTTAAGCAAGAGGATTGGGTACAAGGTTACTTTCAACAATGTACTGCTTATGCTATTATGTATGAAGAGCTATTCGGAACTCCCATAGAACAAATTGTTGTCCTTATTGCCTGTGAAGACGGTACGGCACAAACATACATTAAAGAAAAGAAAGATTTTATCGAGCCTTTAAAAGAGCAAATTGCTGGTTTTTATAAATATTATGAAGAGCTAAATAAAGATAAAATTACTAGTCAATCATAGTCCCTATCTTTAGTAGGAGGGCTTACATGAAAATCATAACAGGACTTATTATGGGAATGCTATCAACAATAGCAGTAGCATTGTTTTCAGTTAGTGCAACAGCTGATGACCATTATAAATTTTACCAATCGGCTGCTCCGATTATATGTGGCGATACAAAAACTGTCATGGAATATGGTAGTGAACAAGGGTGGACACCTTTTAGTGTATCATTTGGTAAAGTTGGTGGTAAAGAAGAAAACGATATTGCCTTTGTGGTAACACATTGGTTAAAACAAGGAACAACACAACAAATGGTAACTATGCAAGCACCTGATGGTTCAGAAGCTTGTATATTATACATAAGTTTTGATACTACTATCAATCCAAACTTTGATGGTAAAGGTTTAAACTTATAAAAGAATTAGTCGTTGACGACAATTATGGTAGACATACTGGACGAGGGTGCGATTCCCTCCAGCTCCACCATAACTACTCTTACGAAGCATAGTCTATAGACGGATAGAGTAGTTATGATGGGGCTGATACAGGTTTCGACAGGTGTTGAGAAAATTGTAAGAGATTAATAGGTGGCAACCTTTCATGCTAATTAAACGCAAACGATAATAACTTTGCATTAGCGGCCTAGTCGCTTAGGGTTTTGTGGATTGTACCTCGTAACAGAAACAATCCACGCTTTACATTTGAACAATAATAGTATATAATAGAGAGATTATGAACAGTAAAGAATTTAGTCAAAAAATAGAACGATTAGCAAAAGAAAAAAGATGTAGTCTTATGGACGCCATTTTAGAATTTTGTAAAGAAAACGACCTAGACCCCGGTACCGTAGGTAGTATGGTATCAAAATCCCTAAAAGAAAAAATAAAAGCAGACGCAATTCAATTAAAACTACTAAAGAATAGTAGCTCAGCTTCACAAGGAAAGTTGCCATTATAATGAACATACAATTAATTGATAAAATGGGAAGTGACTTATCAGTTGTAAATGCAGCTCGTGTTTCATTTTCAAAAAGAAAAGATGTAATCGACCAAGGTGATGAAAAGTTAATTAAGTATCTTGCAGACCACGACCATTGGTCACCTTTTGGTCATACAACATTACAGTTTTTAATTAAAGCACCTATCTTTGTTGCTAGACAATTGGTAAAACATCAAGTTGGTCTTGTTTGGAATGAAGTAAGTCGAAGATATGTTGATTATGAACCAGAGTTTTATGTGCCATTTATGTGGCGTGGTAAACCAGAAAATAAAAAGCAAGGTTCAAGTGAACTAGAATATGAATATGATATTATGCCTTTAGTAGATGAGGCAAAGAATACATATGAAAAAATGATAAAAGAAGGAATTGCTCCTGAAATGGCAAGAATGGTATTACCACAAAATATGATGACAGAGTGGTATTGGACAGGCTCACTTATGGCTTTTGCTAGAGTGTGTAATTTAAGAAATAAACCTGATTCACAAGAAGAAACAAGAATGGTAACTCAACAAATGGCAAGACATTTACTTGACCATTTTCCAATAAGTGCAAAGTGTTTATTAGATGAAAAAGTTTAAAGATAATATTGAAGATTTTTTTAAGTGGGTCAAAGGTACTGAACTTGTCGAATTAGATGACATAGATGTATCAGAGGATCCTGTAAGACCTGAGCTGACCCTTGGTTTCCGTATTATGCACGGCCGTAAAATATTTGGTCTAAAGTATAATAACGAGATTGAGGCGATTGTATGTGTTGCATTATGTCCAGAGGTTCCTTATACAGTAAGAGAAATGGATTATATGTCACAGGCTGCCAACCAAGATGGTCAGCGAGGCGAAATTGTTGTTGCTTATACTGTATGGTCTAGGAAACGAGGTGCAGGTAAAGAAATTATTAAAAAACTTGGCGAGTGGGCAGATACACAAAATTTTAGTAGATTGGTAACTTTATCACCATTAACTACAATGGCTACACATTTTCATATTAGAAATGGTGCCAAACAAATACATATTAATAATGAAACACAAAACTTTGAATACAAAATAAATGAATAGAGATATATTTGAAAGTGTAATAGATGTAGGTAGTGGTTTTATATTAGCTGTTCTTATACAGTTATTAATATTTCCATTATTTGATTTACACCCTAGTATATTTGATAGTATGGGTATTGCTTTAATATTTACTATAGTGTCAATGACAAGGTCAGCATTATGGCGTAGATACTTTAGAAAGAATAGAAATGTATGATGGATTTTCAGTATATAAAACTTACTTGGCCGTCAAGTTACATTTTACTTCGGCTTCATATGATTATCATAAGTATGAAGGCAAAATCAATGCGAAACTGGATACATTTACAAGCAGGAATGATAGGTATTTTTTTCACAAGCTTAGTAAACAGTATAAAGAAGATGAAATACTTGATTTCTTTGTGGCTAATTTCGCAAAAGATGATAAGAAATGGGTAAAGAGTTTATTAGAAAATGATGGCAAAGGGAACTATTTGGAGTATCGAAAGTATAAAGAATCGGTTAGTTATCACTTTCGAAGCGATTGTAGCCTTCTCTATGATAGCATTGGGGGTGATATGGCTAGGTTTAATGATGTTTTACTCGTACATAATGGACAACATCCTACAATGTTACGATTACTTCTTCAAAGGAAAATTAACATCCAGTCCGCCATCATTCTTGATTCAGTTTTATCGTATAGTAAAAATTGGTCTAAAGATATTACTGAAAAAATTGTATGGCCTAAAATCGCATTTAAGATGGCCAAGTTAAAAGGTTTTGTTAAATATAATGAAACAGAGTGTAAACTAATAATGAAGGAGATATTTGTATGAACGCAATAAAAGATTTTTGGTTATCATCTTATCAATCGGATAAGGTGGCATTTTATTACGAAATGGCCAGTTTCGTTTTTATACTTGTTGCAAGTATGACTATGGCCATCACAGCAGATAATCCAGATATGAGATACATATATCCTGGTTACTTCATTGGAAGTTTAACAGCTGTGTATGCACATTGGCGAAGAAAACTAGCATGGCCAACAATGTTAGTTGGATATTTTACAATTGTAAATGTATTTGGTTGGTTAGTAGCAATGAGATTTATAAATTAGAAGTGGATTATGACAATAGAACCTATTAGAGAAAAACTTGACGATAAAATTAAACAATTAAATTCTAGTAGAGTTTATAAAAAGATTACACCAAAAGGTGACCTGTCTTGGTATATTAAATGGACAGGCAGTATGTTTTTAATAGTTGCAATGATGATGACTTCAGCAAATATATTTCCTATGAACTTGTATGTTGCATTAGTAGGTATGATAGCATGGTTAATCGTAGGTATATTATGGCATGATAGAGCATTGATTGTTTTAAATGCAGTAAGTGTGGCAATCTATGGTGTTGGTATAATGAATAGTTGGTTTAATGGATGAAAGCATTTTGTATAGGTAATGGTACAAGTAGATTAGGTTTTGACCTGAACAAGTTAAGAGGTAAAGGTACCATAATAGGTTGTAACGCTCTTTACAGAGATTTTAAACCAGACATATTAGTATGTGTTGACATGGGTATCATACATGAGGCTTATCAATCAGGTATTGCAAAAGATGTAGAGTGTTATTTTAGAAATTGGACTAAAGTTCCAGCAAATCATTATGAAATGATGTTGTATGCAGGTTTAAATTTAAATGAAGTTAATAATGTAAAAAAACAATGGGACGGTTTGTATGAAAATGAAAGAGGTAATGCTACAGAATTTGTAATGCACGGTTCTAACTTACAAGGTATTGTTAATATTATTAGACAAGATAAAACAAGAACAACAAAAAATATAAACAAAAATTATAGTTATGTGAGTTGGATTTATGATAACAATATGTCACATAATTTAACTGATATATGCGACACAAAAGACCTAGGTTGGGCTTGTGGTGCTATGTCAGGTTATATTGCAATTAAAAAAGGTGCGAAAGAGATTTACATGATAGGCCATGATTTGATTAGTGAAACTGGTAAAGTAAATAATATATTTGCTGGTACCAAAAACTATGTACCAAAAGAACAAGGAGCTACACCTCATGTAAATTGGGTAAACCAATGGTATACATTGATGGATTGGAATCCTAATATAAAATTTTATAAAGTAAATCCTGATAAAGGTAGAATTGCTGAACCTATCAAAGAATGGCAAAAATACGAAGGAAAGAATTTATTTTATATTGGCTATCCTACGCTTGACAAATTGGTAGAATAGTGTATAATAGAACTCATATGCAAAAGAAAATTAATTACTTTCTTTTTATAGTGCAAGGAAGAGGCTGTTACCAGACAGCCGAACTTGACAGCTTAGAGGTGGTACTCAGGCATGGCTGCTGAAAGGCGTTGTGTCACATCACTCTACCGAGTGGAAGTTGGTTCTTGGCTCATTAGAACAGGTATCTGTGTAGCCGAGTTGGGGGTGTACCCAAGTCCCTCCTATTTCGCATATAATTTTGAAGATAGAGGTAAAACTCTTATAAATAATAGTGTCGAATAAAACAGACAATACGAATACAACAATACGAAACATACAAGGAGAAATAATATGGATTTCGAAACATTAAAGACCTCGTCAAGTAACTTTGACAAACTAACTAAAGCTCTGGAACAAAATCTAAATCCAGAGGACCAATCAAACAAAAACAAATACCAAGACGATAGACTCTGGAAGATTGAGATGGATAAAACTGGTAACGGCTATGCTGTTATTCGTTTCTTACCTGCCTCAAACGGTGAAGATATGCCGTGGCAGAGAGTATGGTCACACGCCTTCCAAGACAAAGGTGGTTGGTATATTGAAAACAGTTTGACTACATTAGGTCAAAAGGATCCTGTATCAGAGGAAAATACAAGACTGTGGAACACAGGTGTTGATTCTGATAAAGAGATTGCTAGAAAGCGTAAGAGAAAATTATCTTACTACGCTAACATTCTAGTGGTGAGCGACCCAAAACATCCTGAGAATGAAGGCCAAGTAAAACTTTTCAAATTTGGTAAAAAGATTTTTGATAAGATTACTGAAGCAATGCAGCCGGCATTTGAAGATGAAAAACCAATCAACCCATTTGATTTCTGGAAAGGTGCAAACTTTAAATTGAAATTAAGAAAAGTTGATGGTTATTGGAACTACGACAAATCCGAGTTTGAGGGTGTTTCTCAAATCAAAGAGTCAGATGATGACATCAAGGCTATTTGGGAAAAACAATATCCTCTAAAACCCTTTGTGGCACCAGATAACTTCAAGTCTTATGATGAACTTAAAAGTAAACTTCATAGGGTAATATCTGGCACTACGAGTGCAGAAACAGTTGAGTCGGCAGACCTCCCGCCTAGCCAATCAGCTGCTCCTGTAAAAAGTGCTGAAGTAGCTCAACCAAAGTCAAGTGATATGAAAATTGATGATTCAGATGATGATACATTAGATTATTTCAGTAAATTGGCAGAGGAAGAGTAATCTCTCCGCTTTAGACCTTTGACCCACCGGTAGCAATATCGGTGGGTTTTTTATTGGAAGGCTATATAAATAGTAATATGGCAAAAACAATATTTGACCCATTAAAAGATTTGCAAGGTGGACAACAGCGTGCCACCACATGGTATAGAAACGCAGTATCACTAATTGCAGATAGGGCTACACAATCCAAGTTAATGAGGGAAGGCAGAATAAATGCCAGACCAAGTGCTGGTCGTATGAACTTCTTTGTTTACGACCCAAAATACAAAAAAACATTACCTTTTTACGATACATTCCCATTGGTTTTGCCATTAGAACCTATCAAAGGTGGTTTTATGGGCTTGAACTTTCATTATTTACCATACCCATTAAGATTTAGATTGTTAGAAAGAGTACAAAAGTTTGCTACTAATAATCAGTTTGATAGTACAACAAAACTTATGGCGTCTTACCAAGATGTTGCAAGTATTAATTTAATCAGACCAGCAATAAAGAAATATTTGTACAAACAAGTACAATCAGGTTTTAGAAGAATAGATGTAGATGAAATGGCAATTGCAGTATATTTACCTGTAGCCAAGTTTCAAAAGAGAAGTCTTGGTTCCGTCTTTGCTGATAGTAGAAGGAAAATATAATGGCCAGTCCAAAATTAGGTGACCCAACAGATTTTAGTTATAGAGTAAAAAAAGTAACAAAAGTGGTAGACGGAGATACAATAGATGTAACTTTAGATATGG